AGTTAAGTCACCGCTAGATAAATCTATTTCTGTGCCGTCTATAGTTATGTTATCAGCAATCAAACCAGCATTAGCTGTTACTGTGCCATTGAAACTTGCATTACCAGCTTCGGACATATCAAGTGTTAACGCAGTGATTCCTGAACCACCATCATCGCCTTTAAAAATAATATCTTTGTCTTGTACTTTAGACTCAATAACAAAATCAGATGAAGAATTTACGAAATCTCCAATAGCGGTGCCGCCATCTTTAAATGTAACATTACCACCATCAGCGTCTAGAACAATATCGCCTCCAACATCGACAGTTAAATCAGCAGCATCAGAAATAGTGGAGTCGTTTATCGTAATATCGTCGACTGTTAAAGTAGTTAAAGTTCCTAAACTAGTTATGTTGGTTTGTGCTGCATCTGATACTTTTAAATTAGCAAAGGCATCTACCATAGCGGCACCAGAACCAGCGCCGTCAGAGTAAATAGCTTTTACTTCTCCTGCTGGTACAGTTACATTAGCGCCACTACCTTGCGATATAATTATGTTTTGTGAGCCTGATGTTCCATTTTCTATAAACCAAAGTTTAGATACTGTGTTTGGTCCAATAGTAATAGTACAAGCACTATCAAGCGTGCCTGTGTATTTTAAATAAATGCTTCTGCCGGGGTCTGTTGAACCATCAGCTATTGTAGTTGTATGCGTATCTGCGTTTGTAGTAATAGCTTCAGTGCCAAAACTAAATGCTTCTGCGATTAACTCTAAATTAGTATTTGTTGATGTTCCCCAAGTTCCTGATTCGTCACCTGTGGCTATTTCTTTTAATCTTAAATCATTTACATAAGTTGCCATGTTTTTTTACCTTTATGCTACGTCTTTCCAATTAGGTGTTTGAGTTTCAGAAACGTCAGACCACCCAGGAGTTTGTACTTCGTTTATATTACTATAATTTGGCGTTTGTGTGTCATCAATTTTAAACCAAATTATAGTTTCTCCAACTTCACCTGTGGCTGTTAAAGCAGTAAGAATTACGTTAGTTTTAGTTAAAGTGCTTACAGAACCAAGACTAGAAGTTGTTTCTTGCCCTGTTAAATTTAAAGATACAGGGGCCGTAACACTTACAGTGCCTAAACTAGAAGTTCCTGCTTGACCAGTAACTGTAATTGTTGCCCCAAATGTAACAGTTATACTGCCTATACTTGCAGTGGCTGCTACTCCTGTAATCTGTGGATTGTCTGTGTGACTAACAGTAGTCGTACCTAAGCTAGTAGTGCCAACAACACCAGACAAAGTGAACTTAGCATTGTGATGAACTGTTGAAGTTCCTAACGCTGAAGTAGCAACTAAAGTAGATAAAGTAACACTTGCTTCGGCATCTGTGGTCACTGATACCGAGCCAACGGTCCCAAGTAAACTTGGTAAGGTAGCAACTGCTTGCGCATTTACTCCTACTCCTGCTACAGCAGAAGTTGCATTTTGACCAGTTACAGAAACGTTTGCCTCTGCATCTACAGTTATAGTGCCTAATGCTGAAGTTCCCGCTAAACCAGATATTTCTACAGGTATGGGTTCACTCCAAGGACCCTGACCCCAGGTGCCTCTACCCCAACCTGTTATGTTAGCCATTCAAGGCCTCCTTAAGCTATTCTTATAATAGCTGTGCTTGCTGCAGCGGCTGGAAACACGATTGTAAAATCACCAGCAGTAGATGTTTTGTCTCCACCAAAATCAATAGTAGCTACAGATTTATTACTGTCAGATGAATTATAAATCATGCAACCTCTAGCTGTGACAGTAGCCGTACCAAAAGTTAAATCTGCAAAATCTGTGAAACCTGTGGTTCCGCCAGTTGTAGGATCTACTCTAGTTAAAGTGCCACCACCGGAAGAGTAATTAGTACCACTAGCTTGACCAGTAGTAGTAAAAGCAGTAGTCGTGGCTCCTAAAGTAGCTGAACTTGTGTATAAAGCTAGTTTAAAAGTATCACCACCAGAGTTTTTAAAGTTGTGTACCGCTTCAAGTAGCTCTTTCTTGAAACTAGTTGTAAGTGTCGATGATATTGCCATGTTTATATCCTTTTTATAATTTTAGCCAAGTCCTCATCACCGCCTTTTATTAGCTCTTGAATCAAACTGGCTTTGTATGATTTTATAGCATTTTTTATGTAAATTAAACAAACTTGATAAATTAAATCTCGATAAGCTTTTGCTTGTTCAATAACGTGTGGTTCATAGTCTCCAGAAGCTTGCACTAATTTTTCTGTTAAACGCTCTGCCCAAAACTCTGGTGGATGTCCACCAAAGTTAGCTGTTTTTGCTTCTACTATACCTAATTCTGGCAATCCGCCAGGAGTTATTTCGTCTACCATTTGTTTGGCTCCACTGGTTTTAAATGTTCATCGTGACGACCAATCAAGATTTGTTCCTCTGTAACCTTTTTTTCAAAAACACTTTGCTTTTGCACAGTTAAAACTCCGTCTTTTAAAACAGGAAGTAAAGGATCTTCTAGTCTATGATAGCCGTAAAGCTTTTCATTTAAAGGTATCGAGGTATCTAACAGTCCGCTACTGGAAGCAACTTCTATCTGCATACCTGCCTCTGAACATTTGCATAACCAAAACTCTACGCAAGCTCTACCTGCTTCAGCAAAATGTAAATTACCTTTATATGAAAAATCTATACCAAATAATTTTAAACAACCTACTTGATTCCAAAGTGCAAAAGCAATCGCATACGCTACTGTGTTGTTTAAATAATGACAGTTTAAATCTTTGACTATCTCTGCAATAGGATACTCCATTAAATTTTCATTACAGCGTTCGTCATCTACACAAGTATAAATAGGCTTGTCGTGTTCTAATAAAAGTTTACGCATACCTTCAGTTTGACCACCAGCATTATCGGTATCCAAAAACCTAGCAGGTGGGTCCATCATAAAAACTCTGTCGTGATAAATTACTGAAGCCACATTGTTTATAGCCCAAACCTCATCAAAATGTTGACTGTGTGATTTAGCTAAATTGTATTCTAATTGACTGGATCCTAGTCCAACGATGCCTACTGTCTTCCCCTTTAATTTTTTTATCGGCTTCACTTACGCCCCTAGATTTATGTCACATTTGAACGCAATGAATCATATCTGTATTCATCACGTCTACCTCTTGCCTCTGCTCTATTTTTCAATCGTTCTATTTCTTGCACAAATCTATTTTCATACAAGGCCATAATATCTTGATCTCCTTTTAAAAAAGTATATGCCTCTACTAAAGTTCCATATAAAAGCGCGTTTCTAGCATTAGTAGATAACCAAGTTCCAGTGGTATCTGTAACTAAACTATTTGGTTTATGTAGATAAGTTAGTTCAACAGAATAATTTGTGTCAGGTACAGGAGCTACCAATAAAGTAGAGCCATCATCAGCAGCGGTTGATAATTCTTTATCATAATCTGCGTAATACTTTGGCAGTCCTCGTAACGAAGAATCAGCTATATCTTTGCTATATTCCTGCATAAAACTAGAATGTTTTTTTGAAAGATAATGATAGTCACTATTACCATCTATAACTGCTAAAGAAATACTTAAAACAAAATCTGTTGGGCAAGTTAAAAATCTATTGCCTGTAGTCACATTACCTGAAACTGTTTTTTTAAAAAAATCAGACTGCACTAATTCAAAGATTCTGTCCTCTGCTGATTTTATAAAATCGTCTAACGAAGCTACAAAAGTAGTTTCAGAACTTTCTACAAAATTTTCTACTAAAGTTTTTAATTCAGTTAAGGTCATGTTGTGATTGTAACATCTCCAATAGATGCTGTTAATTTGTTTCCTAAAATAATCCTACCGATAGGATCATCATTAGTTGTCACTCTGCCTTGTCCAACCTCTAAATCAGTGTCTGGTCTAGGATCACGCAAAGCTTGAGGGTCTGCTGGTTTGTGTCTTGGTTGTAGTTGAGGATGTTTTTCGCTGTAGTCTTGAGGGCATACTCTGAGTCCGTTCCATTGTTTTTTAAGCTGATTCAAACGAAAACGTTGACCACAAATGTCACATAGTCCATACGCTTTTTTACCAACTGCATAACTCATGCTTTCCTCTGTTTTCTAAGAGCTTCTTTACCTTTTTTAAAAATACTTACCACTTGATTTTTACCCATAACTTTAGCACGCTGTTCTCCTACTGTAAGTATTTGAATTTTTCGTGCAAAAGGTTTCTTGAGCTTTTTCACTTTTGCCACTGTAGCTCTAGCGTCTGCTGGGGTAGCAAATTTAATCCTCACCGTATCTTTTGGGTTTTCGTCAGTATATAACCTACGTCCTGAACCTTTTGGTTTTTTACCTGTGCCTTTTTTTGGGTCTCTTTTCTTAGGCATTAGATAACGGTTCTGCCAGGTAAAAATCTGGAACTTACACTGTCTATATCTTCAAAAGCTGCTCGATCAAATTCTTCATCATAAACTTGTTTTAGCAAAGCTATTTTTTCAGGAGCTCTTTTCATAGCTATGTAATATGCTAGTCCAGACACTAAACAAGGTATAAACCTAAAAACTACTTCCATGTTATTAGTGTAATCACCAGCGTCTTGAATCCTAGTTAACGCATTGTATTTAATTACATCGGTAGAGTTTTCTGGTGTTGGAAATAATTTAATTACTGGAGTAGTTTGTCTATCCAAAAAGAATTGTGTCGGTCTAGCTTGTTGAGTTTTAGTTGGAGTAAATAAATAATCTGATCTACTTATTTTTTCTAACTGAATATCTGTGCTGTCTCTAGTAATCACTGCTTCAGTGATATCTATCAAATCAGTATCTAGATTGTAAGAACTCGTACCTTTTGTTGTAGTAAAAGTTCTTTCAACTATAGTCCACTGATTCAGACCACGATTAGCCCAGTCTGCCATCATTATATTTAATGATCTTCTAGCCGAATCTAAGTCGTAGCCTGTTCTCAGCTCTAAACCACAACGTTCAAAAGCTTCTTCGATTAATTCGTCGATGCTTAAATCAAACGCAGTAGTTCCAGATGTTGCCATATTTATTAATAGTTTTTATGTAAAACCAGAATAATTGAATAGGCGTCACCATTGCTAGCGCTAACTGTGGTGAAATCTATGTCACCAGTTACGCCAGAACCTGCATTATTAGGTATGCTACCAAATAAATCATAGTATTCATCACCAGTGCTATCTGCTGGTAAAGGTATAGCTAGTACGTTTGTTGAAGCATCAAATTCGATATCAACACCCATACCTCTGCACGCCCAGTAGATTCTTGCGATAG